TTTGTCTAACCCTTGTATCGACTACATTACTTTGAGATATAATACTATACTCATAAGTTCCTGCGGCATTTAGGAATTCACTAGGGCCACAATCAACTATATCATTCTCACAAGACCAATCAGTAAGGGTTCTTCCCGACTGATATACATACCTAAATAAATCGTAGTATAGATGATTCTTATTTTCTTGTGCGAACCAATTGGCTCCTTGATTATCTATTGTTGCTGCAGACAAATATGGTGAGGGGATTAATTTATTATCCACACCAGGAAATATCACAATAGGTGATGGGTTCCAAGATGAATTGAAATTGACTACTTCAACCACACTATTACCTGAAACATAAGTGTAACCAAATACTGCTTTATATTCAGATACATGCCATAGTTGATCCACAGACGCATTTGGTGAACCCCCTGGCCATAAGTTCGAACCGTTATATTCTATTGTGCTTTGTGCATCGGCTAGTGTAATAACTTTATTCACATCAGAGGCGTAGTTTAAATAAGGATATGTTGTTCCCGTGAACCTTGGATTAGCATTGAGAAAAGTTCTAACTATCTCTTCCAAGTCGACAATCGCATTACCATAGGTGTTCGGTATTGCTTTGAGCCTACATGCTCTATTATCCGTTGTTACAGCAGACCAATCAACAAGGTCTCCTTTGAAATACACATCCACTATAAATTGGAATCCTGTTTGTGTATATGCCGAACTAGAAACATTAAAAATATGATTCGTATTAGTCGGGGTGATTTGAAGTGGTTTCTGTTTAACTTCTAATATGAAACTCATTGTTCTATATTTAATTCAAATAATTTATTAAAGAAAGTTTCCATATCTATATCCAACGCCTTTACCACATCATCCTCAAAATACTTTTCGAAGTTTTCAACAGCCTTATCATAAAAATAAGTTGGAGCAATACCGAACTTCTTGATGTTCGTATTTATACCCCACGCAAATTTCTCATTGGTAATAAACCTTCCACTTTTTTTATCTCTTCCTTTTAATCCTTTTTCTCTGATCCATTGTTTTATTGCATCCAATGGTGCATAGGTTCCTGGCTTCCTTCCGTCGTTCACATAAATCCAATAGTCCATCATCTCCAAAGTAATCTCCTCTGAATTAGGATTATAGGTTGCCGTAATTGAATTCAACAAATTACCTGATGCCACTTTAGGACTCACACCAAATGCACTTCTCGCCTTGGAATATCCTGGTGCGAAGGGGTAAGGTTGTAAGAGAGCATCCTTGAGTTCTTTCTCGAACTTCTTGGATAGATCTTCCATTACCGCATTATATGTATCGAGTGGTATTTGTTGCATTAGTTGTCTGAATTATTATCACAAGGAGGAAACTCAGCATACGGAGCAATACATCTATCGATTGCGTCAGGTATAACTAATTTTATCTTGGCTGTCCATCCCGACACATAGTCGTCGAACTTCTCACTGAAAGGTGTAAAGTCAACGGGGTAATTTATATCCCATGTGCAGTAACACGAGTCCAAAGAATATTTTAATTGTGCCACCACATCTTTTAGGATGTCCAAGGTGTCACTCCAAACATCCACCTCAATATCAAAGTTCTTGGTATTGAGAATATCCATGACCAATATATCGAATGTATAAACGGTTTGTCTCCCATCAGTTGTTGCTAGTTGAGGTATAACAAACATCAGGGGATAATATGTCGGCAAGTTTTGTTCCTCGTTGTCTATCTTTAATCTCTCCTCAGTAAAATAGATTAACTGATTGATGTCTCCAACTCCGAACCCCTGTAATTGTTCGTGATAAGTTTGTAGTTGACGAAGGAGGGTTATAATCTTTTTGAAGTTATAACTACCTAATGGGTATTGACTCATAGTAATGCTTTAGTTTGGTTTTTTGATCTTCTTAGTTGTTTTTCTTTTATTTCTCCTAAGTCCTTCATATAAGTTAAATAGTTCAATACGAAGTTTAGTGGGTATTTTGTTATTTCACCGATCTTGGTAATATCTTGGTTCGCAACTGTCGCAAGGACTCCAAACCACGACCAATACTTGCTGAAACTTTCTTCATCACTTTCTTTACCCGTATCTTCACTCTCTGTAATCTCACCATCACCGAAAATCTTAGAGAAGGTTCTCGTAACATTTTTTCTAAATGAAAAAAAAAACCTAATGCCCCTTGAACATAGCGGATGGGGAGTTGTTTAAACAGTTCTGCTCTCAGCATAACCTTTGAACTATCATATTCAATTAATTTATTATCCGACCCCACTTCTCTGTATAACATCGCCATCAGTAAATGTAGTTGTGACTTTCTCTCTACTTCAGGTCTGGCTAATATAGTATCAATATCTATAAACTCACCAAAGGTCAGATTAGGGAGATCTATAAACCTATACTTTTGTCCTTTGAATTCAAATTCATTCTCGAACTTACCATCTTGTTCTATTAGATATTCGGCTAACGCTGTTCCAACTGACATAATGTCAAACCAATCTGCGTTTCTAATTTCTTGATCCGTGAGCCCTGTTGACTCAGAAATAATTTTAATCAGGAATGAACTTTCGTCCATAATATCTTTCAATGCCCCTAACTTAGTCCAAAGTTCTATACTCGGTTCAGCGATGACATATTGCTTGTCTTGATATGTAATTTCTATTTCCTTCATATACTATAAAATATCGTTTTATTGATTTTTGTTCACAACTTACCTGATCACATACTTACCATAGTTTATTTTTTTCTTGAGTGAATCGTTGGCTAGTGCTAATGACATTACCATATCATCATGGAACGCACTTGGTGCCCCATACTTGACAGTTCTTTATACAGGTCTTCGTTCAGTTCTTTTGTTGGTAATTTAATTTTCTCTTCATTGAGGGTTAATATTAACTCCTCTATAATATTCTGTTTCGACTCGTTGGATGTAAAGAAAGGTTCTACATTGGAATATTGTTTTTTTATCTGTTCGAATATGGGGTCACCGATCCCGTTGATCTCTATGGTGCATCTTGCCCCGAACTCCTTGAGATGTTTTACTACTTCCGATACGATAATATTCCAACTATTTTGTCTCTCCCTATAAATCCTAACCACCTCACCTTTTGTATTCAATATAGTTAATACGGTGTAGTCATTTGCTCGACCTATATCCAATCCTGCATAGTATCTATCGCTCGTATCTTTTGATGGGTAAGAAGTGAGGACACAACTCTTATTTAAGTTCGAAAATACCTCCCCACCATCTCCTATGAATTCCGCTAGTATCTCCTGTCTATAAATTGTATCGGGTAAGGATAGTTTGGCCTCCTTTAATTCTTCCTCTGTAATAAAGGGGGTGTCAAAAGATGTTGCGTGGAATGTTTTATACTGAGTGTAATCTTCACTATAACCCATATTGGCAATCTCACTGAACCAATTGGTTCCCTTTGGAGTTGAAATGAATAATACCTTTTTACCTTTGACTAATACGGTGGGTCTTAATACTTGTTTCCATACTGCTTCTTTCTGATAGGCAGCCTCATCCATAATAAGATAGTCCAAAGTATAACCTCTCAAACTATCTTCCCTTTCCCCTGATCTAAAATAGATTATTGACCCGTTAATAAAAGTAATAAAAAGTTCCGATTTATTCATCGAAACACATAGTCCCGTATCAGCAATCGCTGTAACCAACTCAGAAAAGACCTTTTTTGCTTGTGAATATACCGGCGAGACAAACATAAGGTTTGCCCCATTGTCTTCAAGAGCCCACTTCAAAAGAATATTCATCGCCAAGAATGTTTTACCGAACTGACGACCCGTGCAGCAGATAATATACTTTGTTGTTTCATCCAAACAAAGTTCCACTACTTCTTTTTGTTTTTGATGTGGGGTAAATCCCTGAACTGTTATTTCTTTATTCACTTATTATATTATCAAACCATTTATCTATATCGTAGTATCTGCTGTTTGTTCCTTTGTCTCCATAATAATTCTCATAGTTCAGTTGAGGATTTACATTATTGTATTTACCATAAGCGTTTCCTTGATATACACCTAATGTTTTATTTCTCTTATGATGCGGAAGTCCTTTACCAAACTCATATATTTTACCATCATTCAACATATCATCACATACCAATAGATTAGCAGGATACCTGCCAATAGGATTACCACTATCCATTCTTGGAATACCACCAGTCATCGCCCCTGCTGTATGTTTATATCCTTTTATTCCTGTGATAGGGTCTAATACACTACCTTTATCCTTTTCATCAACAAAAGGTATCCTACAATCATCAAACCAAGATATACCTTTAGAATAACTCTTGCTGCCCATTAGATAGTTTTTCCTTTAATAACTTTTTAAGGTCTTGTTTTGATACTTGTAATCTCTCCTCCGCTATATCATAATACTCCTGTGTAAAATCAATATAGATATGGTTTCTGTCTAATAACTTACAAGCCAGTCCTGTTGTCCCACTTCCACCAAAAGGGTCTAATACCCAATCACCAGGTCTTGTAAATAAGGTAATCAAATAAGACATCAATTTAATTGGTTTAACTGTGGCGTGAAAATTACCTGTTCTTCCTTTTTCTTTTATTCTCAATAGCGTTGGTAATACAACACTCACGGCACCAAGGAGATATTCCAACTTTTCGTTTGTAGTATTCTGTTTCAACTGACTTATGTTCTCCACATAATCTACAAGGTTTAATCCACTCTTGTTTATCGTTCTTATAGCATCCAGAGTGTAATCTTTTATGCTCAAGGGCTGTGAGGAGTTCAAGGTTTTCAATTCTATTATCATCTTTGATATGATTGATGTGATGAACTTGAAGTCCTTGAGGGATTGTTCCGTAATGTTGTTCCCAAACGATATTATGTTCCATTCGTGCTCTTCCACTTGAGACATCATATCTACGGATATATCCTTTAGGTGTTCGTTTAATTTGATTACTTCCTCGTTCAATTGTTGTTGATTTTCCCATATTAAATAATTTTCTACATTTATGTTTTTTTCCTTCTTTGCTGGTTTGGGGGTTTGTATAAGTGGATAAGTCATCTTGATATTATCAGGTAATGCCTCAAAGTTTAATACCTTATCAATATAAGAACCTTCCTCAAATGGTTTCATTCCAACGATGATTATTTCCCTTGCTGGCTTGGGTTGGAACCCTGCCTTACTACCTTCGTATTTCTTTGCTATATCTGTTGATGGGGCTGTAATATTTCCATCACTTCTACCACCTTGAAATCCTAATGGTATAACTTCACTTTCTGTTATTCTATGATTTGGATTGTCCCCTACCACTTCTCTCTCTGCGTTGAACCTCTTATCAATACTCTTGCTGATGTCTGTTGCTTTAGGAAACCCTGAATGATACACCCACTCAATGTTACTGAATGATAAATCAAATCCCGCTTCTTCAAGGTCTCTACTTATTCTCCATAACACATCTGTTCTTGGTGCTGCCATAATGGTTATGAAAGAACCTGGCTTTAATACTCTAAAACACTCTCTCCATATTTGAGTATCAGGTAATACTTTATCCCAACCTTTACCCATAAAAGAATATCCGTAAGGTGGATCAGAACATAACATATCAACCGAGTTGTCGTTTATCTTTAATAGTTCTTCTGCGGAATCCCCACAGAACATTTGTGTTTCGTTATTCATAATTTATAATTTTATCAAACCATTTATCTATATCGTAGTATCTACTATTTGTTCCTTTGTCTCCGTATCCACCCAAACCCGGTGCGTT